ACACGCCGGGCTGGTTGACATGTGCGGTGTTGTGTGCTACGTGAGTTGGTGCGTTAAAGAATTGTCGTGTTTCGGCGTGTCGTGTTTGTGGTGTGGTATTATTGGGATTGTCAGAAAAAACAACATAAAAAGAAACGGAGCAGAAAAAATGAGCAAGGTTGTTGACTGGGACGGGCGTGAAATTGATTTTGATACGGCGGTTGCTCTTATGGATGATGATATTCGTGAAGAGCTTCATGAAGAACTTAGCCCGTGCACTGCGCAACGTTTTTTCAACGCGTATCTTGAACAGCATTACGCGGACTTTGGTGAAGAGTTTAGGGTGTGAAATAAAAATATAACCGTCCGGCAATATTGCCGGACGGTTATATTGGGATTGTCGGTTTCGATGAAAGGAAATAATAAAAATGATTAACAAGCATTTGTATGCGTGCATTTAAGAATTATCTTGCTGTAATTAATAATGGCATTGAAAAAATAAGGGAGAAATAAAATGAGTTTCATGAATTTTAAAGCATTATCTAATTCAATCGATTTTAACATGAATAGTATTTATGATGTGTTCGTTTATTTCGTCGATATTGCGTCCGATTGCGTAATGGAATTTCGGTTTGTCGATTGCATTGATGCGTACGGGTTTAGGGATGTGCTAGATGATGGCGTGTTTTATGTTCCGGGCGCGGTGTGTTTGGGTTATCGGATTAACAGGTGATTGGCTATTCATCGTTGTTAGAGAGAGATTAATCATGTATTGTAAGTGTAATAAATGTGACTATATCAAGGGCTATAGGTTTTATGGCGAACGTCGTGCTAAGGTTGCTGCCCGTATGGGTGTGAAGTGTTTTGTATATGATACGTTTGTGTCTGATTATGTGTTTATGCATTGTCGTGATATTGTTGATTTGATGCGGCGGGGGTTGTGGACGGGGTGAGGTGTGGTGATGGCCTATTAGCTCAGTGGTTAGAGCGGCATCCTTATAAGATGTGCGTGCCGGGTTCGATTCCCGGATAGGCTACTTGTTTATCGTTAATGATATATTAAGCCGTGGCGTATTGTCTGATACGTCACGGCTTTTAAGTGAGGTATTATGAATGTTAATGATGTTGTGAGCATGATCGGTAGTATTGGTTTTCCGATAGTGGCGTGTTGTGCTATGGCGTGGTTTATTGCTACGACGTTTAGAAATTTTAATGATCTTGTGACGAAAAATAATGTGTTGACAGAAGAGCTTATAGGCTTGCTGGGGAAGGAAAACGGTGGTGATGATGATACGTCGCGTGTTGCGTAGTGTAATTGTATGCTTTTGTGTATCATTGTTGGTGCTCGCGCCGTCCGCGAGTGCGGATATGCGTGGTGTTGACGTGAGCAACTGGCAGTGCAATATAGATACTGGTAACCTGAACGCGGATTTTGTCGTGGCCGGGGTCACGTGGGGGGTTGGCGGTTTTAACAATACGTGTTTGCGCAATGGTGTCAGTCAGGCTGCTGATTATCAGCTTGTACGTGCGACGGCCATGGGCAAGGGTATAGGCGTGTATCATTATGCAATGGGCAATGATGCGCGTCGTGAGGCTGATTATTTTGTCGATCATGTGACGAAGTATGTTGGCCGCGCGGTGCTCGTGCTGGACTGGGAACATGATGACAACCCCCAGTTTGGTAATGGCGCGTGGGTTGATCGTTGGGTGCGTCGTGTGTACGAGCGTACGCGCGTGTGGCCGATTGTGTATATACCGGCGAGCGGTTTGTGGCAACTGAGCGCGTATGTACGTCGTCATTGCGGGGTGTGGGTCGCACAATACGCATCCAATGCCGTTACTGGTTGGCAGTCGCGCCCGTGGCGATATGGCGCGTATGGCGAGGCCATGCGCCAGTATACGGGCAACGGGCGTGTTGCCGGTTATGCCGGTGCGATCGACCTTGATTATTTCAGGGGCGCACGGTGGCAATGGGACGCTTACGCGATCGGTGAACGCAAACGCCCGAACAAGCGTCCGAACAAGCATAACGTATCTACTGCACCCGTGCGTACTCATACCGTTAGAGCCGGTGAGTGCCTGTGGTCTATTTTTGGATCCAAGTGGCCTCGTGTCGCTAGGATTAATAAGATTAGTCGCCCGTACCTGATCTATCCGGGTCAGGTTTTGCGTTATTGATAAATTAATATATTAAAAAATCGGCGTGTCGTGTTTGCGTGCGCCGATTTTTTGTGTAATATATTTTATGTCAACGTAAAAACGTTGATAAAACAAGAAAAAAAGGAAATATAATGAGGAATATCAAAAAGACACGTGCCACTAGTACGGTCACGTATATTGATCGTGATGGCAATCAGCAATCTATTATTATTGACGGTAATATTCGCACCGCTGAGCAAGCCGTGAAAGCGTTGATGAAGGTCGGTTTGTATAATGTATTGGTGGATGACATCAAGGTGACTAAAACGGTTTACGAAATGCCCGCCGATATGTTTTTCCAGTACGGGGCACCTATCAACGACAACGACAACGATAACGACAACGATAACGAGTAACAAAAAAGGATACAATCATGGCACAGGAAATTGAACAGATGAATAACACCACGAATGAGGCAATGGAAGCCGTTGTGAACAACTATCGGTGCATCTGCACAATGGATATTAGCACGTTCGACGGGAAACGAGCCATTATCAACGCGCGAAATACAGCGACATCGCTTGCATCGTTGGGCGCTGAACCGTTGTCCGTCACGGGCGCGTACGTCACGCCGGGCGTCCGAGCACAGACGGGGCAGAAATGCGCTAACGTCTATTTGTTCGCAAAGGACGGCAAGACGTATTTCAGTCAGTCGGAGGGCATTTATCGAAGCGTCCTGGACATCTTCGACATGTTCCCCGACTTCAATGCACCCGACGGGCTCACCGTTGTCGTAAAGCAAACCGCGCTCGGCGGCGGTCGCTCGCTCAAGTCCCTCGAAATCAAGTGAAATACGAAAAAAAGAGCGAAAAAACAGGACGATGAAACCGTATGAGGGTGCCATATCCGTTATGGCACCCTTTTTTATCGCGGAAAGGTGTTATGTATGCCCAGAGCACGCAAGCAAGCCGACATCCTGACGGCGAAACGCAAACGTGTGCGACGTGCGATAAACACGATACGCAAGAGCATTACACCGCGCATGCCGGAAAGTGAACGACATGCGCGAACGATGTACGCGCAGCGTCTTGAAACAAGCCTGAAACAGACATACGTCGGACGTATCCAGAACAGACAATTACGAGCCGAAGCATACGCACGGGCGATGGAGAACGCCACCAAGCTGGTACGGCAAGCTGAAACCGTGAAGGGCGGGGGCGGAAAACGTGGAGAACGACGACGCTCGTTTAACATTTTTCGACAGGAAATGCGCATGGCATCCAAGGGGATGCCCTCGGCGCTGGGCGATTTTGGTCGCGAAAAAGTCAAAATCTTTTGGCGGTACACACAAAATATATGGCAACGCCCGGACGTACCGCCCGAGAAACGTTTGGAGGCCATCATGTGTGCTTATGATGCCGACTCATTGAGCGAGTTGTTCGACGATATCATGCAACGCAACGAACAAGCGCTGCAATATGCCAAACGTATGCAAATGCACGTCGGTGACTTGGAGGACGATGTGGATGTTGACGGGGGTAGTCCGATATGGTTGGTGGTGGTGTCGCCGGACGTGGTACGGTGATGGGGAGTCGCAAGGCGTTTAGGGTCGCCGCCGTTTACGATACGGAAACGACTAATATACAAGCCGGTGCCGAAACAAGGGCATATCCGATATTGTATATTTTTAACGATCTGCGAGATACATCGTTGGAGTCCTACGACCCTACTTCGGACGATGTACGGTTTTATCGGCACGTTGATGATGCGCTTGCATATATCGATGATCTTATATCGTATGGCAGCGAACATGATTATGTACCGGTGATCGCGGCATATAATCTGATGTTTGACATGCAAACACTCATGCTGACGTTGACGAGATCGTATACGATCAGCGTAAACGCGCAGACGGCCACAAGCGTGTACACGCTCGATTTGTGCGTTGATGGTAACGTGGTGTGTCGTTTTTGGGATACGTTTTATCTGGAGATGGGCGGTTTGCGTGCGATGGGGGAGACGTGCGGTCTGCCCAAGGCGGTGGGCGACTGGGATTATACGCTTGTACGCACGCCTGAAACGCCGTTGACCGAGGATGAATTGTTTTACGCCCGACGTGACGTGCAGGTGATACCGCAATATCTGCAATGGCTTTTGCGTGCTAATCATTGGCTGACGTCCGACATGTTGGGGTGCCGCGTATTGACCAGGACGGGTCTTGTACGGCAGATGGCACGTCGTGAAATCGGCGGGCGGCGCGTCACGCTGCAAAGCGGCAGGGAGATTACTTTGCAACGCGCGTTTGAAATGACGTGTAATCAAGAATTTCCGAAAAACTATGAGGCATATGCATTGCGCAAGGCATGTTTTCGCGGCGGGTTGACGTTTACGAGCGCTAAAACCGCCGGTGTCGTCGTGCATAATGTCGCGTCCCTGGATGTTACGTCAATGCATCACGCGTTTATCAATGGGCGTAGGCTACCCGTTAAATTCGCGTCTACACCGTCTGAATTGTTGCAGGTCGCTTGCGAGCGCATTGCGGCAACGTCACTTGATGACGTGTTGAGCCATTATGATGCCCCTTTTCGCGTGGGCTTGCATGTCGCCGTGCGCTTTAGCAATCTGAGACTTCGTAAGGGCACGTGTTTCGCGGCGTGGGGTATAGCGATATGCCCTCGGTCGAAATTCGTGCGTACATTACATGCTGGCACTGATTACAGTAACAACGATCGTGCGACGGCTCAGGATAACAGTATCCGTGCGCACGGTTATGTGGACAGCGCCGTTAATCCGGTATATGCGTTCGGCAAATTGTACAGCGCGGATGAATGCGTGTTGCACGTCAACGAGATTGAATTATGGGATGTCGCACAAGTGTATGCATATGATGACATGCACGTGTTGTACGGTGAAGGCACGACGAAAACCATAATACCGCCGGATTACGTCACGCTGCAATCCAATATGCTGTTTGCACGCAAAACCGATGTTAAAAACCTGATTACGGGATACACCGAGGGGACACCGTACGTGGGCGATATTCCCGACTCCATCCCCGAGGGAATCGCACGCGACGCGAAAACCGGCGAACTGAGCATGAAATTTTTGCAGTCCTATTACGGGTCGACCGTCAAGGGGCAATTTAACGGCATATACGGCACACAGGCGCAGGACGTGATGAAGTGCGATTATTGCGTGGCGGAAACCGGCGAACTTGAGGTCGATAAAACCACGTTGTGCACTCCCGATAATTTCGCTGAAAAACGTCCGAAAACGCCACGAGTACTATACACATACGGCATGAGGATCGTAGCCGGGAGCAGGATGCACCTATTGATAGCCATGATGCTGATATACCGGCATTTCGGCGAACGCGTAACGGTCACGGGCGGCGATACCGATAGCCTGAAGATCCGTTGCGATGACGACGTGAGCGACGTGGAACTGCTGAACGCGCTCAAACCGCTGCATGACGCGATCGAAAACGCGATCAACAACACCATGCGACGTGTCCGAAACACCGCGCCCGACATGGCTTCAACGCTAGACCATATCGGCAAGTTCGAGATTGAGGACTGCGGCGGTGCCACGCGCTACGCCGAACACATGGAAATGTGGAACAAAGCGCGTGTTAGTTTGGACAGGAAAGGGCGCGTGCATATCACTTGCGCCGGGCTCCCGCGCCCGGACGGCATGTACACCATTGAGGACTTCGTGGCCGATGTCATGCATGCGGGGCACGGTTTCGCCAAAACCGTACAAATGTCGCTCGGCTACGATGCGCTTGTGGATTACGAGATATGTCACACCCTGCAACGCAATAGGCCGCACGCGTGCGATCGTTATACAGGTGATGTCACGGACTATCGCGGCGAGACGGCGCATGTGGATACGCCGGAGGCCATCGGGCTGTACCCGTCCGGGCGATGGCTGGGCGAGTCCGACAAACAGGCGAATGCGGAGAACATAGCGTATTTGCGATCTGTGTATAATAGATCTGTGAACACGATACCGCGCGAATTGGTTTTGCGGGATGGAACACCAGAGATTGTGAGCATGGATGGCGAAATACTATTATGACAGGCTTAAATCGCAGATATTGCCACGAAACGCAGACGTAAACATGATTATCGGCGCACGCGGTTTGGGTAAAACCTACGGTATGAGGAAATACATGATCGAGGATTATTTGAAAAACGGGTATTGTTTTGCGGAAATCGCCCGTTTTCGTGAGGAAAACAACGATGTCGCCGCAGACTATTTCGACCGTATCATAAAGGATGGTATATTCCCCGATTATGAATTTCGCACAACAAATAAAACGGCTGAAATACGACGGAAAAAAACCGGTAGGAAATCAGATTCGTGGCGGATATGCGGTTATTTTATACCCCTGACCATGCAACAGCGAAAAAAGAAAAATACATACGTGAACGTGCGTAACATTTGCATGGATGAATTTATTATTGATAATGACGATAGATATCACACGTATTTGAAAAACGAGTTTGAACAATTGGCAAAAATCGTGGATACCGTGACGCGTGAACGCGCCGATGATACCGAGCTACGCAAACCAAGAATATTCCTGTTGGGCAACGCGTGCGACGCGTTCAATCCGTATTTCCGACGTTATGAAGTGCCCCTCAATCCCGAGTATGGTCTGCATTGGCTTGACGGCAAGTCGTGCTTGTTCGATTACGTGCGAGACGATGACTATGCCGAACAAAAGGCAAAGAACACCGTTGCGGGGCGCATGTTGAAAAACAATAATGATATGACGGCGAAAAACAAGTTTCGGCAATTTGATACCGATTTTATCGAAAAACCGCATACGCACGCGAAACTTACTTATGTGTTCCGTTGGTTTCACCGGGAATATGGCGTATATGTTGATATGCGTTGTGGGTATGTTTTTCTCTCGATGAAATACGACGGCGGGACACATGTGCCATATTTTGCACTCACGCGAGATGATAACAGGCTGAACTACCTCACTGCGAATATGGCAAGGGAGTTGATTAAGAGCCTTACATCGTATTACGCCCTGGGATATTTGAGATATGACACGGTGGAAACGCAACACGCCATGTTTGAAATGCTCAAGAATTTCGGTGTAAAATAAACATGGTATATACGTGAGGTGCCATAATGGGTATCGCTAAAACGCGTCGTCGATAACCACGGTTGACTCCGGCGACGATGTGGCCGTGAGGGAAAAACGTGCCGATTACCGTTATGAAACATGTCACAAGTATGCTATATCCTAAGTCGTGCCGGTATTTGCTCGCCGGTACGACTTTTTCATATATGAAAGGAAAAAATAATGGATGACGAAACCACCGAGGAAAGGGACATCGCCGAGCGCGATGATCTCACCCCCGATGAAGCGCACCGAACGGGCGAGTTCGACGATCTGCGCGACATGCTCGCACGCGTACTGGACAGGATCAACGAAATGAACAAACGCATAGACGGCATCTATGATAATTTCGCCGACTCCGTGGCGCAGATGGTCGAAAACGGGGCGACCGTCAGGGAAACGGATGACGACGTGGCGGAGGCCATCGCCGAGGCTGCGGCGAGTGATCTTGAAAACCTTGATTACACTCTGGATTAGGAGATATAATGGCTGTAGATAACGCAACGATATTGGATAAGGTGCGGCTTAAGGGCACCGACGACTATCAGCAGCGCGTGCCCAGCGCGACACAAACCGGTGTGGCGAACACCGCTCGGTATTTGTTCGACCCGATGAATCGGCAGTACCTCAATGACTGTGTTTGGAGCATGATCAATCGTATCGGGCTCACCGTAATGGCGCAGAACGCGCCGTTTGAAAACATGCTGTCAGTTTTCAAAAAGGAGAACCTGTATTGGGGCAGCACCGTACAGGAAATTGCCGTCAAGTGGATTCGGGCGCATGGATACAGGGACGATGTCGAAACTCTGTTGAAGCTGCACCGACCCGAAGCCGCCGTATGGTTCTATGAAATGAACCGCAGGGATCAATACCCGATTTCATGGACGGATGACGAACTTCGTCAGGCGTTCGTGGACGATTACGGTTTGAATCGTTTTATCGCGCAGATTATGGAAACGCCGCGAAACAGTGACAACTACGACGAAATGAACATCATGCTGGCACTGATCCGACATTACGAGCAAAATCTTGGTTTCTACAAGGTCCATCTCGATGCGGCACCGACCGATGAAGCGTCGGCCAGGACGTTGCTTAAGTCGTTGCGTGCGACTGCTGGGCGTATGCGTTTCCCGAGCACACAGTATAATGCTCTGAACGTCAACGATATTCCGGCGTATGCTAACCCTCAGCAGATGGTACTACTCATCGAGCCGGAATACCTTGCATCGCTTGATGTTGACGGTTTGTCGGCGGTGTTTCAATTGGATAAGGCCGACGTGCCGTATCGCATTATTCAGGTGCCAAGTCTCGGTATTCCGGGCGCGGTGGCGTTGCTTGTGTCTACTGATTGGTACCAGGTTCGCGATACGCTGTACGGCACTACCCAGTTCTATAATCCGCAAACGCTTTCCAACACGCTGTATCTCAACCACTGGGGCATTTATGGCGTATCGCCGTTTACGCCATGTGCCCTGTTCACCACCGATGCGGGCACCTCCATCAAGATGGTGACTCAGACCGTGACCGGGCTCACGCTGACCCCGGAGACGGGTGATGTCAAGGCGGGCGACGTGCTCCAGCTCACGCCCGAGCTCACCGCCACCGTGGAGCCCACCGGCACCGCCATTCAGGTGGCACCGGACGCGGCGACGTACGAGGTGGCGGCTAACCATGCCGCGAGTGGCGATGACGCACACGGTGCGGCGTTTGACCTCAACGCCAACACGTTTGTCGACGACCAGACTCGTTTGCACGTGCAGCGCGACGGGCTGACGGCAGGCGACATTATCACGGTGACGGGTACGGCGACATACGTCAACCCGACCGGCACGTCGACACCGTACAAGACGACTTGCACGTTCACCGTAAAATAATGTGTAGCGTCGTAACATGCTAGTATCGGGGTACCGGGTAACACCGGCACCCCGATTTATTTTGCGAAAAAAGAGGTATATATGAAATTCCCGCACTTGGATAATGCCACAGCATTTCCCGGCGCTGACGTGCACATGTACGATCAGTACGTCAACACATACGATTATAATATGTGGACACCGAAAACCAAGATAAAATTATGCCACGTAAAATGGCGTAACGACGGCCACGATGCCGTTAAGTTCCGCGACGACACCGCTCGTGACGAGTGGTTCGACGCACTGAACGGCGAGACCGTACGACTCGACACCAGCATGTATATCGCCCGCGCCGACACGGACGGTATCAAAATACCAGTGCCATACATGACGGCTCAACGTTATAACTATATCGTGGTCGATTTTACACCGGATATACTGCAATCACCGCTACAGCAATCGGACTGCCAGACGAGATATCACTATTACATCACGGATATCACGGCAGAGGCACCCAATACGACCACCGTCGTACTGCAACGCGACATGTGGACGGACTACATCAATACGACGACGATAAACGGCCTGTTGCTGACTCGGGGACACGCGCCGTTGGTCGGGATGACACCCGCAAAGCTATTGGACAACCCGCGCGAAAACAGTGTTGACATGCTCGCGCCAGATGTCAATTACGGTGCTGCGAACAATCGTATCACCAATATTAAAAGCACCGGTTTGACCGGCGGCGATAAATATATATGTTTCGCGTGCGCGTTCGGCGCGATCAGGTTGGAGGAGATGGCACGCACGCGCGGTGCCGACATAGCCGCCACCGAACCTGTCTACGGAGCGGACGACGGTACCGTGTCATCATGGACGTGGGGCACCGCTGGCATAGACGTGAGCGGATGCCGTACGCTCGGCACGTCCTACGCGTCACAGCGCGGACGCACCCCGAACAACTGGACTGTGTTCGCGCTACGTGCAAGCGACGTCACCGGCGAATACATTAATGATCTGTTCGCGTACTACCCGCATATCACGTCGGGCATAGGCGCGTGCTTCGTGGTGTCCGCGGACATGTGCACGCGCGGTACCAGTGCGCCCGTCATGGTCAACGGTGTCGCATGGATGACCATCATAGACACGGAGCGCACATTACGTGACATCACGTTGACCCCGGAGGATTTCGACATGCCCCCCGAAGTCGCCGACGTAGCCAAACTGTACGTATCGCCATATAGCGTGTTGGAGATCACGGACACGTGGGGCAAGACATCCACGATCAATATCGAGGATTGCGGGCGGCTCAGCGTGCGAACGTTGGTATCCGTTGCGTATCCGCTCGTGCGCCAGGTCGCGTATCTGGATGGATACGGTGCGGACGGCAGCACCACTATCGCCGTGAGCAACCTCACAGGCGAGACCATAAGCGGGCATCTGCCCAATGCGGACGCGCTCGCAACGCTCATATCGTACGATATCCCCACGTATGCGCTACAACGGCGTAACATCGACGCATATCGCGGAGCCAACTACAATCGCACGATCAGACAAAACCGCGAGAACGCGATAACCTCGTATGAAAACGTCGCGCAGGCGGCCAACACCGTACAGGCGAACACGCAACGCAGCAACCGCACGATGCTGTCGAACACGCAACGCAGCAACGCCGCCGCGACGAACAACGCCGCCCGAGCCAACACGCTGCGCACCGACGTGACAAATCTCGGCAACGCGTCGGCTGACGACATGCTTAAATACGCACAAACGCAAATGGATGCCGACTTGACGAGCACCAATACTAAGATTCTTTCAGACGCGATCGAGGATCAGTCGGTCGCACAAGCGGCGTTTAACACGGGCATACAACAAAGCGCACTATCCAATGTATCATCTACGGCGGGGAGCATCGGCACCGCAATCGTGGGCATCGCGGCGGGCGGCGCGGCCACATTGGCCACAGGCGGCGCGGCCGCCCCGTTTGCCATAAGCGCAGCGGCAACCGTTGCCACCACAGGCACGCACGTAGGACTGTCCGGCTATAATTCCGCCATCGCCATCACCAACCAGAAAACGATATTCGACGCCTCGAACGACGCGATGTTCAACAAGGCGGAGCTCGCCCGAACGGCGAACCGTGAGACACGGGATCATGCCAAGCTATTCGCTGCACTGCAAACCAGCCGACAGCAGAAACTGGCGACGGACACCACGACGAAAAACAACAACGCCAACACAGACGTGACGGCGAACAACACGGCTGCATCCAACGCCAACGCGGTCGCGACGACGGACACCGGCAACGCCAACGCCGCATCGACCCGTGCCCAGACGATCGGCAACGCCAAACGGAGTATGCTCACAACACGTGACGGCACCACGAACACGTACCGTGACATGTACAACCAACCTCCCTCGCCCGTTGGCGCATACACGGGTGACCCGTGGTCGGACGAAATGGCGCAACGGGCGTATGTCGTCAAAATCCGCACGCAAACCAAGGGGGCGCTAATGCAGGCTGGTATGTACATGTTGCGATACGGCATAGCGAGCAACAAACTCTATACCAAGCCGAACCTCACGGCATGCAGGCATTATACGTATTGGAGGGCTGACGATGTGTGGCTCACCAACGACATCGCCCCCAACGACGCATTGGACGCGATACGCGACCGCTTCACGGCAGGTGTTACAATCTGGAATGACCCCACCGAAATAGGCGGCGATTATCTCGCCGCGAACATCAACTAGCGAAAAAAGGTGCTATATATATGGGACGTAAACGCACGCATAAGTGCCCGCCGACCCGCGCAGCCCTCGGTGAAAAAGGGCTGCCGGTGTGGCAACAGTCGCAACAGATCAATTCCCAGGCGTATTTCATGGCGTATTCGCAGATGCTGAACATCGCACTGTCACGTTTCAAATGGCTGAATCTGCCGAAAACGTGCAACGGCTGGTTTCTGGAGTACAATCTGTTGTATTACGGATATGCCACGATCGCCTTTCCACATACAAAGCCGGGCATGTTTTTCAGTACTCAGGCCGTTGTCAATTCCGACTTCAACGTGTACTATCGACCGAGGAAATGGACATCCTACGGTCTCAACGGGTGGCATTTCGACGTAGACAACTCCAACGGCGTCTTTATCTATAGCAACAAGGCACGTACGCCATTGGTGCCGACGCTTGAGTTTTTCGCGCACGAGATCGAGGATCTGTACATGACACGCCGACAAAACCGCTTCCACCAGAAAACCCCGTTTATTCTGGAAGTACCCGCCGGACAACAAACAGCGGGCGTGAACGTCATCAAGCAAATATCAGGCGGTGAAATGGCAATCATGGCAACCCCCGGCTTCACTGATACCATGAAGGCACAGGTACTCAGGACCAACGTTGAATATATCGGCATGGAAATACAGAACGATATACAAAACACGTGGAATGCCTTTTACCAGTCGCTGGGTATCGCGAACCTGCCCATGAAGCTGGAGCGGCAGACGGCGGATGAGATAAACGATTACGGCGAACCCACCGATCTCCGGGCACTGTCCGAGCTTGAGGAACGTCGTGCAGCGTGCGACATACTCAACACGCGTTTCTCGCGATATCTGGACGCACCCATCGAGGTGGTGTGGAACCAGGACAACATCAGTCAAAACTATAATTACATGACCAACCTCGAAGCGCTGGAGGCCAACGACAATGGAGACATCTGACATGATACCGCCGTTTGTTCCGGGCGAAACCGCACCCGATTATCACGCCGTCACCACGATAACATTGGGGGAACTGCTCGCACCCGGTGGCATTGACTGGACAACGCCGCAATGGTCATGGCGTGATGACGCATACAACGACGCGCAATACTCTCGGTGCTGCAAAAAAATCGAAAACCGGTATTATGACCGCGAGCTAGGCGTAATGCCGCCGGGCAGATGGCGGCGGCACCTGTTGCGCCTCATCGCCGAAATAATGCCCGTACTCAAACCGCTCTACGAGCTCGCAGCCGGAAACCCCGGAATATTTATGACGGATGCCGACACGTGGCACAAGACACGAACCGTGTTCTCGGATTTCCCCGCGACGCAGCTCGCGACCGGTCAGGATTACGCAAGCAATGCCACAGACATGGAGTATGAGACCGTGACCAACGGCAACTACATGGATAAGATCGGGGCGATACGCCGAGGTGACTACGTGGATATCGACGTGCTACTATTGGAGCACCTGGACGCATGTTTCAGCCCATTGTGGACTGTCAACATAAACAACTACTAGGAGGCAAATACACATGTTTCCATTACCCCTGTACAGCGTGTGGCCGTACACGCCCGCCATACCGGCGTTCTACTGGAGCGCCAAAAGCGCCGACGAGATAATAAAGCATATGGCATGTGAATACGATCATATCACGGCGTATTTCGACACGCTCGCAACCGCGATCAACACACTGAGTGCGGACATGCAGGCGTTTGAAAACCGTGTGGAAGCACGTGTCAGCGCGATGGAAAAAACATTGACGGCATTGCTGGGCAATCTTGAGCATGTTGGTGATAAAATGGTGATCTACGACCCTACACAAGGCACCTATGTAGACAGCAGGATAGCCATGCGCAACATGTATCGCGAACTCGCGGTGTTCGGCGCACGTGTCAATCAGGTTGCCACCAGGACAGTGGACGACATGGCAAAACACCGCACCGACGAAACCGCCGCAATCGGCAACCTCACAATATTCAACAACCCGACACCGCGCGTAACCGACCCGCAAACCGGCGAACCTTACCCGCCCATACAGTAAAGGAGAGACACCATGCCCGCCACACCATTCATTCAACTGCCACTATACGACACGGGATCAGTGGCAGACCTACGCGACGCATACAACCGCAGTATGCAACTCATAGACAAAAAGCTGCACCAGCTCGACATACAGATACAAATACACCACACAACCGACACCCGCAGGGAGGCATGACATGGCCAGCACAACCGATAATTTCAACCTCGATCTATACGACACCGGTGACCCCGCCGCGTTGACCGACCAATACAACAGCGCAATACGCACGATCGATAACACACTCCTGACGATCAACGGCAACGCAACCACCGCACTCAACAGCGCCAATCAAGCGATGACGGAAACACAAACCATAAACAAAAATCTTACAGCACTGGGCGTAACCGACAGCAACACCGCAAGCGCCCTGAAAAACAAAATAGACACCACCGCAAGCGATCTCACCGTTACAACCGAAAACACGAATAACGCGCTTAACCGCTTCAACGCAATCGGCTGGGATACCGATCAAAAGGCGCAAAACTGGGTAAACACCACCGACAATAATATCAACAACACCAATCAAACACTAACCGCGCTTAACGCAAGTAAGCCGACGGACGCAAAAAAACTACTACACAACATCTATGACGCAAGCACCGGCGATATATCCACAGTCACAGGCATGACCATACAAGCACGGTTCATCGAGCACAATTACGGCGCACAGTCAACACTTAAACATGGTGACATCGTGTATTTCGGCTGCAATAACATTACCTCCAAGGGCGGACACCCAAAAATCGTAATCATTGATATGGCCAACAACACGATAACCACCAACAAAACAATCAACGCGGGTCACCTCAACGATATGGCATATATCGACGCAACCCCCAGCACGCCTGTATGGGTCGCACCCATCACGTTAGACGGGACAACCGACTACACCGGTATACTGGCGTACGATAACAATTTCAACAACAGCGTCAACATACCCATACCGCTACACGGCATAGCCGGTATCACCACAGACCCTATCACCAACAACGTGTATTGCATATGCCGCAACAACCCGAACATCTACGAAATAAACATGACCGACTACAGCACCACTATCATAGGCACCCGCCCAATGGGTGCAGACTTCATGGCACAGGGCATCAGCGCATACAACAACAAAATCTTCGGATACACAACACGCATGTTCGCATACCTCTACGACGTACGCACCAAAACACTGCAATGGTACAATTGTATGGCCACCGATCTACTCATGTCGAGACGTATCGGCGAATACGAGGCCGGCGAATTTGACAACGAGGGCAATCTATGGGCATGCGCCCGTTCGATCTGCAACGACGACGCGACATCATATCTCAATTGGGGCGGTTGGATATCGTTCCCAAATAACGCAACCCCGCACACAATCGGCGGACACACCGCAAAAATCGCGCAAACCATAGAAATAGCCGACGACTCACTTAAACCAAAATTCGCAACAATAAACCAGATATGCAGCGTCTTCGAAGTCGCCACAATGATAACCAAACCCAACACGATAAAAATATCCACAACACTAAACGATGCCGATCACGGACAGTTGCGACTAACTGGATATTTAGTAATCACAGGCGACTACACATGTTTCAAACTATTGCCAACCGGTTTCGGTGGCCTCCGAGTACCCGCAACAGGAAAAATAACCATAACCAACACTGGCACACAGATCGAATGCTCAGACCGTTGTGTATCCTTCACATACATGGTTACGTCATCACTCGCCCCGAACGACATAGTAAAATATCGTAACGGCGGTTGTGTACTAAACCTGATCGCATGCGGTAATACTCGCGGTATGGAGATAGCCGATACCGTAATCGAAACGGACATCAATAAAATATATTTCGGCCCTACTAAGGTGGTTGGATAACAATATAGCCCGGCAATATTACCGGGCTATATTGTTATCACTCAATACTACGAATACCCGACACAATTCCCGTATACACACCTTCGATGCCGACCTTATACGCATTATCAGGCAACTCGATAACATAGGCACTTAATTTCATCATTTTTCTGACAATCCCAATAATACCACACCACAAACACGACACGCCGAAACACGACAATTCTTTAACGCACCAACTCACGTAGCACACAACACCGCACATGTCAACCAGCCCGGCGTGT